AGCTGTGTTAAGATATCGACAAGGTGGATTTGTTTCAACGTACTCGGACGATTGGGACGACCCGCCAATAAAATTAGAAAAAGAGTATAAATATTATTAGGAGACACCATGAGTCCAAAACAAAAAAAGATAGCTGCTAAAGCTCCACCACCAGATAAAATTGATGCAAAAGATTTTGCAGTTCTAAAAGCTGAAAAAGCAAAAGGCAGAGGCATGGGTCTTCAAGATGAATCTATTAAACCTGGAAAAGTCCAAAAAGCAGTTTTTGGTAAAATGATTAAAAGTGCAGGAAAATCTATTGGTAGATTATTTGGTGGAAAGCAATCAGCGACTGCAACTCCAGGAGCTGTTGCAATGTCTGGATCAGGCCAAGGTATGGGTGGAATGCTTCCAAAACTTTTACAAAAAGCAATTGATGATGGAATCATAAAACCTGCAAGTAAAGGTAGAATGATGAAAGCTAGATATGGTAAAGCTATCAAAACTAAATTAAAAGCAGACCCTACAAAACCAATTAGTTCAGTCGCGCCAAAAGCAAGTGATATTCTTAAAAAGAAAAAACTTCCAGGAAGAATTGGAACTGCATTAGGTATTGGTGCTATGTTGGTACCTGCTGCATACGCTGCTGCTAAACAATACAAAGATTATAAATCTGCTAAGAACAGAGATGAAGCTAAAGTTAAAAAAATGGGTGGTGGTTCAGTTAAAAAATATTCTGATGGAATGTCATACAAAGATATGGAACCTTATGGTGGTAAGTATGCTAAAAAGAAAAATGAAATGAAAGCTACTGCATCTGAGAATGTTAAAAGATTAACAACTCAACCATCTGCTTATGATCCTGAAACAAGATACTTAGTTGGAGAAAAAAGAAAAGGTAATTCTACAACACGAACTATCAGAAAAACAACTGACCAAGTAAATTTAAGAGAAGCTGCAAACAAATTAAGAGAAGAAACTGGTCCAGGATTTAATGTTTCTATTAACACTAAATCAGATTTAATTAGAAAAAAACTTATTAGACCTAAACCAATGGCTGGAAGAATGGGCGGTGGCATGATGAACAAACCTATGGGTTATAAATCCGGTGTCATGGTCAAAGCAAGAGGCTGCAAACTAGGTAGAACAAGACCTACTAAAATGTATTAAGGAGGGACAATGTCCCTAAGAAGTTTACTTGGCCTTGGTCGGAGATTACTGCGAGGTAAGAAAGAATCAGCGTTACCGGCTACCGGACAACAACAAAAACAAATAACTTACACTCCAAAACCATCACAGGCTACCGGACAAGAACTAGCTGTAAGAGAAATAAGAAACCCTCCTGTAGTTCTTAATCAAACAGAACCCTTACACATGGGTGAGAAAATTGCACCTGCTTTTGGTTCATCTACTTATGATTGGGTTATGAAAAAAGGTCGTGGTCAGTACAGTGCCGATGAATGGTTAGATCATTTAACTTCAACAAGACAAATTAGGTTCAAAGTGTTTGGCAAACCAGCTAAAAAAACAATATCAGATTTAAAAAGTTTTAAATATGACAGAGGACCTTTTGTAGGCAAGGAAGTGACTGTATCAAGAGAAGAATTGTTTGATTCAAACCTAGCTATCTTCAATGAGAGCAACGAGTTAACTGGCGGATTGCTTTACGCAGCGAAGAAGTTTGGATTAAAGTTAGATGCCAACACTGTCGGTAATATGATTAAGTTAAATCCAATTAATAGATTAAAAACTTTTCAAACTGGGGTTGATGAAAAAACTACTGAAAAGATGTTTGATGGTTTGAGTAATTATTACAAACAAATGGAAGGCTTACAGAAAAAATATCGTAGCTTAGAAGCCGCAGCTAAAGACTCTGATGTTATTGAAAGATTAAATGCAGTGGAGGGAAGTTTTGGTGATATTAGATATGCTTTACAATCAACAATGAGAAGTAGAAATAATTTTACTGATCTTGCAGAAAACTCAAAAAGAATTATTACAGAATTAAAAAAGACTAGAGATATTATTCCTGATGAAACAGATTATAAAACATTAAATAAACTAATTGGAGATTTCACAGAAAGATTTAAACCTATTCAAGGAATAAACCAACCAAAATATTATAACAACGAACAAACATTAATGGGTGGTCAAGGTTATCGAGAAGTAGCTTTTTATTTAGATGAACCTATTAAAACTAATACTAACCCATTTAAAACTGGAACACACTTCGGTGGCGTTGGTCCGGTAAGAAATGAAGTTTATCACGTAAGGTTTGATACACGATTTACACCAGAGGGTAAGAAAGTTTTAACCATTCATCAAATACAATCGGATGTTGCAAAAACAGTTAGTGAAAATTTAACGAAAGCACAGCAGTTGGGTGGAGTAAAAAGAATTAATCCTTTCCAAGCGGATATAGAACAAAGATTGTTTATGGACAGTCAAAGGAAGATTTCCAATGAATTATCTAAAGCAATGGCTGCAAATGATGTAGCAGCAACCTATCGATTAGCGGATGATCTGCAACGTAATTCTAAAAAACTTACAGAGCTATCTGGAAAAACAAGAGAGTATGATTATTTTCCAATGGTGGATGCTGACCAATATTCTGACCATGCGTTGAAATATTTGATGAGGTTGGCAACTAGAGAAGGTGCTGATTACGTAGCCGTTCTCCCGTTTGATATGTTAAATTACAAAGCATCTGTAGATGGTTTTGCAGGTAATGAAAAAGTTTATGGCTATGCTGATGGTAGAGGTATTAATAAAAAAGGAAAAGCTTTAATTCCAGAATTAATGAAAAAAGCAGCAAGGTTTTATAATTCAAAAGCAGGAACAATTAAATTATCTAGATCCGATCCTAAATTACCTTATAAAAAAATAGATACTGAGGAATATACTTACAAAAAGGGTCATGCATTACAAGGCTCTAAGTTCAAAAGAATTTCACATTCAGATGCAAGAGCAGATAATATGGATAAATACACTTATATGGAATCTTCAGATCCAAGGTTGTATTTTAATGCATTTGCGATTAAAGTAAATCCACTTATGAGAAATACACAAAAGACCTACAAGAAGGAAGGTGGGTTAGTAGTGGATATGTTTAAACCAATAGGGTACAATTAATTATGGCCATCGAAAAGAATATTGAAAATCTAACAGAAGAAGATACACTTGAAGAAGAGAGAGTTAATCCTGCTGAGGATGACAACCCAATTGTATCGGTAGAAGGTGAAGAACCTATTGAAGAGGAAAGACCTCAAGACGATTTTAATGCAAACTTAGCTGAGAACATGGACGAGAGAGTCCTAAAAGATATGGCTAGAGAACTTACCCAAGAATATAAAAAAGATAAATTATCTAGAAAAGAATGGGAAGACGCATACATCAAAGGATTAGATTTATTAGGCACTAGATACCAAGAAGTAACCAAACCATTTAAAGGAGCTTCCGGTGTCACGCATCCATTATTAGCTGAATCCGTAACACAGTTCCAAGCACAAGCGTATAAAGAATTAGTGCCATCTGATGGTCCTGTGCGAACACAGGTCGTAGGATTACAAACACAACAAACAGAACAACAAGCAGAACGTGTTAAAGATTATATGAATTACCTGCTGATGGAGGAGATGGAAGAATACACAACTGATATGGATCAGATGTTATTTTATTTACCACTGTCGGGTTCAACATTTAAAAAAGTTTATTACGATGCAATGTTAGATAGACCTGTATCTAAATTTATTCCTGCAGAAGATTTAGTGGTTCCTTATTATGCATCTGATTTAAAAGATTGTGAAAGAATTACTCATGTTATTAAAATGACTCAAAACGATGTTATTAAAAAACAAGCTGCAGGTTTTTATAGAGACATAGAATTGATTGAATCGGATTCAGAACCGGATGATGTTCAGAAAAAATTAAATCAGTTAGAAGGAATTAAAAGAACAGGTGATGATTACTTGCATACTATTTTAGAAATGCATGTAGATTTAAATTTAGATGATTATGAAAACTTTGATGACAAAGCTAAGAAAATAAAAATACCTTACATTGTAACTGTTGATGAAGGTTCAGGTGAAATTTTATCTATTTACAGAAATTATAGACCTGATGATATTTCGTATTCTAGAATTGAATACTTTGTTCATTACAAATTTTTACCAGGATTAGGTTTTTATGGTTTTGGTTTAACTCACATGATTGGTGGTTTGTCTCAAGCGGCTACTCAATCGCTAAGACAATTAATCGATGCAGGAACTTTAAAGAATTTACCTGCAGGATTTAAGTCTAGAGGCATTAGAGTAAGAGATGATGATCAACCAATACAACCAGGAGAGTTTAGAGATGTAGATGCACCTGGTGGAAACATCAGAGATCAGTTTTTTAACTTACCATTTACTGAACCAAGTGTTACTTTATACAACCTTTTAGGTTTTGTAGTACAAGCAGGACAAAAATTTGCTGCAATAACTGATTCAAACATTGGTAATGACG